ACCTGAACACAGAAGTTGAGTTTGCAGTTGTATGATTTGATCATGCCTTGGAAAATCATCCAGGACACTTGTCTTAATTTCTAATGCACCAAAACCAGTTAGCTCCATTTGACCTCTAGTTTTTGGATCTTGAACCAGCATTGATCCATCAATTTGTAAAATAGCATCAAGTGACGCACAAATTTTGTAGTCATCCAGGCGATATCCCTGGTCAACTTTGGCTAGTCTTATATCAGCTTTACCATCTGCCATAACTTGAAGTTCATCTCTCGCCCATTCAGTTACACCAGCTTCTAAATAGTTACCTCTTTTTTTGGCATCTTTTCCGAAGTCACTTTCAATAGTTGGTATACCTTGTTGAGCATGAATTGTTTTTAATCTCTCTCGTTCATTGGTAGAAAATTTGGTCTGACCTAAAACAAGAGCTGGAACTCTTGATGCTCCAATTTCAAATCTATCATCTGAGAATTTAGCCATTATAAACCCCCAAAATAAAAGTTGTAACATCTGTCATTGATCAGGCATACTATATGTAGTATGTAGTATATAGATACCATCGTTAAAACTGTGCCAATGGCATAGCCTAATAGTTTAAAAACTATTATAAGTTCTAGAGGTATATGACGAATTCGTAGGAAATTCAGTGTGCCAAAATATATATTATACGACAAACTTCTAATACTATTCTTCATATTACCCATAAGTGTTTGATATACAATCATAGTTATACTCCTTAATAAATTGTTTGATTGTGTACTCACCTTAGAAGGACATGACAAAACACCCCCCATATGTAGTAATTTTAAATTAAGACGATTGTTTTTATTGAATTTATTATTCATTATCTCAGACCATGTACACCATAAAGGATATCAAAGTTACTTCTTGATTTTATCTTAAATCCACACATTGTTAAAACATTTTGTGCCTGAAGAACACGCTCTAACATGGGGAGCTTTGAGTTCCTGGATATTGATCTAATCTCTCTTGCAACTGATGCCAGTTCCTGAGATGCAATTTGCATCGTCTTGCGATCCATAAGTGGAATAGTTAATCGGCAAGCCGTCTTATGACCACGATAAATTAAATAGTTCTCATGATTTAAAATCGACTTGGCCACTTGTTCTTTTTGTGGACCAGTTAAAGTCGGAAGTAAGCTCTCAAGATTACCACCAGTAAAATTTTTTTTACCACCAGCTTGCTTGATCCTATGCTTGATAATTTTACCGAGCTTCTTCATGACTTCTCCTCTAAGTTTATAATATTAGATTTATTTTTGTTTTCTATGTCATCTGACTTAACGCTATCATCAGTAATGAATGTAAAATCAGTTTCCACTAATTCAGCCATCCTGGTGAGGTCATTCCATTTACCTTTGGTTACATCTTTAGCTAATATTTTTCTTGCTTCGACATAATTTACTGAAGCATCAAATAAAGATTGTGATGCTTGTATACCCACACGATTGGGAGTTCTCTCTACTATGATCCAGCCTTCTTGTTCGCACTCATCGACCATAAGAGAAATAGCTTGCCTGGTGGCTCGAAGTTCATCTGCAATATGAGATATAGTGTAAAACTCATTTACACATTGAGCGTAAACACAAATTCTAGCAAACACATTACGAAGAGGGGTTGAATTAAAATATCTTTGGATTTTTGTTTGCATACGATCTTGTCTTGCTTGATAAATTTTTACCTCAAGATCAGCTAAAATTTTAACCATTTCTTTAAGGATTATTTCTTTTAATTTATTTTTCATTTGATCCCTCCAATCTTTTGATAACATTACGAACTGTTGAAGCGTGCCAATCCCCACCTCTTGCCGTAGTTGTTCCAATTTGATTTAAGTTGATTGCAATCTCACGATAACTCATGCCACTTTTTTGTAAGGCAAGTATGGTAGGTGCAACGATCTGAGCAAAGCCATCTGATTGAGCTTTAACGACTTCACCAGCTCTTGCTCTTGCTTTATCCATATGCTCATGGATACCCAGCTTGGTGACATTGCGACCTTCTCTACTCTTGTAAATGCCCTTCTCTTTTAACTCATTTTTAATACGAGCTAATCCTGATTTAGTTCTTTCAGATATTTTTTCTCTTTCAAATTCTGCAAACATAACCTTCATTGAGAAACGCTCATAGCTTTCTGATATTGAAGGATCATTACACACGATAAGTTTGACCTTACCTTTATCTAAAACTTCTTTAAAAAATTTAAGTGTATGCCATTGTGTCCTGGAGAAACGATCCAGGTCAGCTACGATGATAGACCCTTTAGAAGATTTAGCCGTATTGATACACTCAGCCAGTTTAGGTCTTTTTTCAGGTGCTATTGTTCCTGAGATGCCCTCTTCTACAAACCAAATAATCTGATGATCACCCCCATTGAGCCAGGTTTTGATCTCTAGTTTTTGTCTTTCAACATCTTGGTCATCTGTTGAGACACGAACATAAGCACAGTAAATACCATTATGCTCTTGTCCTGATGTATTAACTACTCTCATGAGTTTGCTCCCCTTAAAATAGTTATGTGTCTTGAAATATAATTATCTAATCTTTTTAAATTTGGTGACCAAACAAGTGTCACAAACTCCAATGGTATGTCTAGCTTCCTAACTAAAGACCATCCTTTTGGATGTCTGTTTTCTTTGACTAAAACATAACCAAGGTTCTCTAGTTCTTCAGACAAATGATACCCTTTACGATATTTAGCAATTTGTCCTTTGATGATGTACTCCATTAGCTTGCTCCCTTAAGTATTGATTTATGTCTTTTCTCAAAACATTTAGCGATTTTGTAAATGTACTCACCACCTTTTCTGATGTAGGTATCTTCCTCATCATCGTGATAATAATTATCTTCAAGATAATCTATACTAGCTCTATTCATCATATCTTTATAGAACTCAACAAAGACATCGACATCAACCATAGTTGATGCTGTTACCTTTTTGATACCTTTACAAAACTTTACATATCTATCGTTAAGGTCACCTTCAAAAGGCTGGTCAGCCTGGACAACTTCACCAAAATGTATGACCTCGTCTACAAGATATTTTGTTTTTGAAAACTTAACTCCTAGTCTTACTTTCTCCATTTGTTCCCCCTATGTTTCATTACTGTTCTATATACATATAGCAGATTGATATCTAAAATACAAGACCTAGAGGTAAAAAAGTTTTGAATAGGATTTGTACATGGATGAAAAAGTAGAAACGGCTGTCTTTTATTGTCGATTATCCAAGCAATGTCATGGTCAATTAAAGAGACAAGCTGATAAAGAGAATGTATCGATGTCGGCATTAGCTGAGATTATATTGCGTCAGGCATTGCGTAAAAGAGAACCAGGTGCATTGGCTAATGAGTTGATGTTTGGACAACCCCAAGACGAGCTACAAGACCTGGAGATGGCAAAGAAACTTGATTTAATGGTTAAGAAGAATGACCAAGTATAAAGCAAAGAAGACCAAAGTTGATGGTATAACATTTGATTCTAAAAAAGAAGCTCATCGATACACTGATTTAAAAACATTAGAGAAGCATAACAAGATAAAAGATTTGAAACTCCAGCCATGTTTCCCTTTTAAATACGATGATAAAGTTATGTTCAGATACTACGCAGACTTCGAGTATTACGAGAATGATGAATACATTGTTGAGGATGTAAAAGGTGTCAAGACATCTGTTTACAAGCTGAAGAAGAAGCTGATCGAAGCTCAGTACAAGATCAGGATAACTGAAGTATGATTAAATGCACAACTTGCCAGGACAAAAAAGCTAAGTTCAAACTATGGCAAATGAGTAAAAATAAGTATGAAAACTTTTGTGGTAAAGATTGTTTGAAGATTTATTGTCATAAAACTTACAAAAGATTAGGAGCTAGAGCATTTGGATTGGCACAAGAATTTGTGGAAACATTATGAATATGATAGATAAAGTTGATCAGATAAAGAAGGCAAGAGAAGAAGTTACACTTGCACCAAAGAAGCATAGAGTGTCAGACATTCAATCACCTTCAGGTTTTATTGCCATACCTTCACGAGCTTTAAATGACAAAAGAATACTAGCCAATCCCTCATCACTCCAGGTCTTATGTGTTCTTTGTAGCTATGTACAAGGTACAAGTGGTATTGC